AACCCTGAAAGTCTGAAGGCGCTGATCCGTAACCCATCATTCGTCAAGGTGCCGATGCAGCTGCTGGTGATCGACGAGTCCAGCATGTTCAAGAACGCCAGCTCACTGCGGTTCCGAGCCTTGTCCGACGTGTTGTATCGGTACAAGTACCGGTGGATTCTTACCGGCACCCCGGCCCCCAACGGTCTGCTGGACGTGTGGTCGCAGATATATCTGCTGGATAGGGGAGCGGCCCTTGGCCCCAACCCCTCCCACTTCCACAAGGCGTTTTGCGTGAAAAGCTTCGACGGCTACGGGTGGGAGGTTCATGAGAGCAACAAAGCGGGCATATACAAGGCCATAGCGCCGCTCATTCTGAGGATGTCCAAGGATGACTGTCTGGTAATGCCCGAGCTGATCAAGAACCCCATAGAGGTGACTTTGTCCAAGGACGACTACGCCCTGTACAAGACCATGGAGCGGGAGTTTCTGGTCATGCTACAGAGCGGCGAGCAGGTTATGTCTCCCAACGCCGCGGTGGCCGGTATGCGGTGCCGCCAGATAGCCAATGGAGGGTTGTACCTGCCCGACGGACGCCCGGAGCATATTCACAACGCCAAGGTGAATGCTCTGAAAGAGATTGTGGACGAGCTTCAGGGGGAGCCGTTGCTGGTGTTCTATGAGTTTGTCCACGATCTGGAACGCATTCGCAAGGTGTTGGGTCCTGTTCCCAGCCTCAGCGACGGAGGAGGGGTGAAGGACATAGTGGACAAGTTCAACGCCGGGAAGATTCCAGTACTGGTCGCGCACGGAGCGTCGGCTGGGTACGGTCTCAACCTACAGGGGGCCTGCAGCACTGTATGCTGGATGGGGGTTCCTTGGGACCTTGGGATGCATGACCAGGCCAACGCTCGCGTGTGGAGACAAGGTCAGGAGGCCAAGACCGTAACGGTACACTACCTCATGGCCAAGAACACTCTGGACTATCATGTATTCAAGGTTCTGGCCCGGAAGAACAAAGACCAGCAAGACCTTCTATGTGCTCTACAAAGGATAGCTAGCCCTGATGTAGATTCTCAGAGTATACTATAGTCTCGATCAACAACGGGAGTGAGTGATGATTGTCAAGTTACACGGAACTAGCGGCAGCGGCAAGACCACCGCGGTGAGGGAGTTTATGGACCTGGCCGAGTGCGTCATACCTATTCATGTGGAGCCGTACAAGAAGCCCGAAGCGTACAAGATCAGCTTCGGATTCAACTACATGCCCACTTACGTCTTGGGCAGCTACGGCAACAAGTGCGGAGGGGTGGATACTATTGCCTCCACCGACGAGTTGATCAGGCTGATCGGCGAGTACGTCAAGCAGGGACACCTCCTGTTCGAGGGGCTGCTCATCTCCACCTACCACGGAGCCGTGGGCAAGTACTTGGACTCCCTTCCCCAGGACAAGGTCTGGGCGTTCATGGATACCCCCATCGACGAGTGTGTGGCCCGGGTCAGGCAGCGTCGGTTAGACGCCGGCAACACCAGACCGTTCAACGAGGCCAACACGCGCAACCGGGTCAAACCTATTCAGTCCCTGAAGGACAAACTCACCGCAAGGGGCGACACCGTCGTGGACATTGACGGGGGGCAAGACCTTATGTCCATCATATATTCGGGAGTATCGGTATGAACCAAGACATGATGCATAAGTTTCTGGGGTTCGTTTATGAGCGAGAGTTGGTCAGACTCGGGAAGGAAGCCGGGCGACCCAAGCCCTGGACCGACGACAAGGTGCTGCAGACCTACAGATTCTGCAACATCAACCGCAACGACGACACAGTCAGCCGGTGGATTTATGAGAAGTGGATTCGGCCTCACGAGTACCATCCTAATCTGCCCCGGGCCATATTGTTGTCTCGCATGATCAACTGGCCCGCTACCTTGGCTGAGATTGGGTTCCCCCTGGAGTGGGACCAGGAGAAGTACGCCAAGGCCATCGGCGAGCGCATCAAGCGTGGGGACAAGACCTGGACCGGAGCATATATGATCACCGCTGAGATGGACGGCTCTCCCAAGCACGAGTCCGTATGTCGCACGGTAGATGCTCTGGACTTTCCTCTGGAGAAGACCTGCTTAGGAGTTTGGAAACAACTCCAGACGCTCCCCCGCATAGGCACGTTCATGGCCGCCCAGGTAGTAGCTGACTTGAAGCGCACCAAGTATCTGGGTCTCAGCATTGACTACTGGTACTTTTGTGCCCCAGGGCCGGGGTCGATGGAGGGCCTGAACAAGCTGTTGGACAAGTGCTCCGGCACGTACTGGAATCAGCAAGACTTCCAACGGGAGGTGAATCTGATTCAGGACGAGCTGCCTGCCCATCTGTGCCTTGACGCTCAGAACGTCCAGAACTGTCTTTGCGAGTTTCACAAGTGGACTCGTGGGTACTCCAGAACCAAGTACAACGGAGGCGCGTAGTATGTATACAATTCTAGCCAAGAACGTAAACGATGCCTTCTACCAGGGCATGAGCTTGCTTCAAAACGTGGGGGTGAAGGGCGACTCCAGAAATGGCCCCGTCATCCAGGTTCCTACCCCGGTGGTCACTACCTACATGCGTCCCAAGGAGCGCGTACTGTTCTGTCCTGAGCGCGACGCCAACCCGTTCTTCCACTTCATGGAGGGGTTGTGGATGCTTGGCGGACGCCGGGACAGCACATTCGTGGCTCAGTTCAACGGTCGCATGAATGAGTATGCGAACGCTGAGGGGGACTTCGACGGAGCATACGGCTACCGGTGGAGAACTCACTTCGGCTATAACCAGCTTCAGACGCTAATCTCCATGCTGAAGAATGACCCCAACACTCGTAGAGCGGTCTTGTCCATGTGGGACGGATACGTTGACCTGGGCAGAAGCAGTCTGGACATTCCGTGCAACACCCACGCCTACTTCCGCAGGGACCGCTACAGCCTTCACATGACTGTTTGCTGCCGGTCCAACGATGCTGTGTGGGGAGCATACGGGGCCAACGCCGTCCACATGTCTATGCTACAGGAGGTTCTGGCAGCCATGATTGGCTGCGACGTGGGGGAGTACAACCAGTTCAGCAACAATATGCACCTGTACCCCGAGGTCAAGAACCACCGCGAGTTGCTCACTCTGACCGACCCCGGCAACCCCTACCCAGGCCTGATCACCCACGTCCTGGTCAACCACCCCGATACGTGGTTTTCCGAGTTGGACACGTTTCTGAGGGCCCCAGAAGTCCCGTTCCAGTGCAAGAACGGCCTGTTTTACTATGTAGCGTTCCCCATGTATCGGGTTTGGCAATGCTACAAGAAGGGTATGGGGCGAGAGGCGCTTGCTTGGGTTGACGCAATAGAAGACGAGGCCTGGAAGTTGGCCTGTACTCAGTGGATACAACGGAGGTTGAAATGACAACGTTTGAAAAGGTTCAGCAGATGCGGTCTGGAGCCAAGGTCAAGCGATTCCACACCTTGGACTTGATCGTTCCCGAGACGGTGGGCCACCACTCCTGCAACGTGGCTCTGTTGCTCACGGTACTCACCGACGCGTTGTCGGGAGAGCTGTTGAGGGCGGCGTTGTACCACGACCTGGCGGAGCAGTACACCGGAGACGTTCTGGCCACGGCCAAGTGGCAAAGCCCGCGTCTGGCCAAGGCGTTGAAGCGTCTGGAGCAGTTTCACTTCCCATACGAAGCCAGCCTCACCCCCTGCGAGACCAAGCTGCTGAAGCAGGCGGACATGCTGGACCTCTGCTTCAAGTCGTTGGAAGAGGTTCATATGGGAAACTTTCCCATGGAGGCGGTGCTGGAGCGCGGACTCACTTGGTTGTGGGAGAACGAGCCCACCCCTATCGTGCTTGAAATTATCAAGGAGATTGAACGTGATTACTACGGAAGCAAATAACACCCAGGTGGGGGGAACCCACTATCGCTCCCCTATTCAACACTGGGACTTCGTTGTGGCCAACGACCTTGACTACTTCCAGGGTCAGATCACCAAGTACGTCACCAGGTGGAGGAAGAAGAACGGCATTGACGACCTGTACAAGGCCCGCCACTTCCTCCAGAAGTACATCGAGGTAGCTGAGCAGCGCGAATCGGACGCCGACTATGCGGCGAGTCTAGCGGATTCGGCCCGGTAACGCGTAGACGGCCCTTAGAGGGGCCGTTTCCCTTCGGGGTATGGGTAAGGGTAGGGGCGCTTCCTATAGCGCCCCTACGGGGCTATAACCGACTCCCAAACAGAATAAACCGCTTTCCTTAGTAGTAACAAACAGGATATACTAGAGTCTCGTTCAACCGTGGAGGGTTCAAAATGAAGGT